TGACCCGACCTCCCTATAGGAATATTAATTACGCAACTTTATGCAATACGAAACCAGCCTCACGCCTGTTGGTACACAGGTTATTGTGAGCACCATCAAGGTACACCGTATACGTGGTGTGCTGACCTCTGTCAGTCATCGGTGCTTTCTCTTTCATCCAATAATTTGAATGAACGACCGGGATGAACTTCTCAAAATTAACACAATAAATGGGTGTGTAAGACGCACCACTCAGTTCATTGATGTTAATAACCGGAAGTCTATTGATGGAAACAAGACCACCATCATCCACTCTAAGATTACCGAGAACGTCCTTGCCACTGTGCCTGTCGTCCCTTTGGTCCGCCAGGTTCATCAACTCGGCTACGGTGTCATCATCAGTGTAGATTCGTTTACTACCGTTACGCTTCTGAGCCGGGTCATTTACGGTCAACGGGGCTTTGAACTTAGTACGCATAAATGCAAGACGGAAAGCCTTCAACATGGCATTGTCAACTCTTGTGTAAACTGCACAATAGTTACGCCATTTGGCTTCACCAGTCGCACCAGCTTCAAGGCCAGCACAGGAAGTACCGAATGTACCATCCTGATAGGCAATCGCAGCACCATTAAAGCCAGCACCAGTGTTGATTGTACTACCAGTACCGAACATATTGAGATAATACGGAACGCCATACGGATACAGGTCGTCAGACGAATTAGTCGGAGTCTTCCAGGCCCTGTCTTCGATAAGTTTAGCCAGGTCCCACAAGCCGTCAGTTCTACGAACATCAATCAACTTGATGAAACCCTTAGCATCGTTCTTGTTCTGCATAATCTCGAACTCATCCCACGAATAATTCGTGCCAACCATGCACCATGTTATCTCAACGGTAGACATAACATCGCCAACGGTCGGTGCATCGGTATCATACAGTCTGCGATACCGGGCATTACCTGTGGGGTCAAACATTACTTTACGCTGAATCTTGTTTCCGCCATCAACTTCCATACGCTCATTCTGGTAAATGCGACAGAACTCATACTCCGAATTGTCCCATGTTACCTCGAAATATTGCTTCGGAAGGTCATTGATAGTAGTCGCAATCAAATCAGCTAAATCACCTATAGCAACAGCCATCTTTTATCTCCTTACCATTTTACATTATTAAGACGCTCGGTAGTTATGTCTATCAATTCCTGTGCGGTTTTAGGTCCGTCATTCTTAACCGCTGCTTTACCAGACGGTTTCAGAGTCAGACTTTTCGCACGTTTAACTACCTTAGTCTTAATGGTTTCACGAATAACCTTTTCACGGACTGGTTCACTGATTGATAGATGAGCCAGGTTCAAAGCATCATCTATACTCATGTCACGTCCCTGTGCTTCAGCACCTATAATAATCTGGTCCGCCATATTGAGAACATCCATACGATTCTTCTTCTGGTCAATGGACAGATTATTCCAATCAGATGAATTCTTTAAAACCTTACCATAGAACTCATTGTATCCCTTCAAGTCAGAACCACCGAAGAACTGTCCTATCTGCTGTTCCATAGCCGCTTCTTCCTGTACCTTAGCTCTTATGACCCGTTCTTGTGCTTGTGGGTCACTTGCTGGTTCAGGTCTTTTGCTGGCTTCCTCATGGAGTTCTTCTATCTGGTCCTGCATCTGAGCGACAACATCAACGATTGCATCGTCTTCGTACTGCTTACGCAATGCCTCAATATCGACCTTCTTGAATTTCGACTTCTTAGATTCCGTTTTACGCTCTGTCTCAGTTGATGTATCAGATTTGGGTTTTAGCTTAGAACGACCTATAGCCGAAAATTCCCTCGACAATCTATTAGTAGTATCGAGTAACTTGGCGAAAGTCTTTTCCGCCAAAGCTGGATTGGCTTTATACAGAGTTTTAATGTCATCGTCACTCCATCCCTGATGTATCGCTGCTCTATAATGGGCATCCAGTATGCCCTTCTTATCCTCTGCCGGTTTCACTGTAGAAGCAACTGATTCTGCCGATTCTATTTCGGAAATGACTGACTCTGCCGATTCAACATCACTAATCGGGGTAGAGACAGCCGATTCCACGTCACTAATCGGGGTAGAAATCGCTGATTCCGTTTCGCTAACCGGGGTAGATGGCCCTTCTTCTCCAAACGCTTCTGCAAGCCTCTGTTCTGTAGCGGATTCAAGTTTTTCCATTACTTCCGCTTTCTCTGCTTCTCGTGTCTCCTCCGAGGCCACACTGTTTGTACTATCTGACATAATAAATCTCCTTTATTAGAAGCTGCCCGGTACAACCGGGGGTAGGTTACAATTAAGGATAAATTCTTTCTCTGCCTAAAGTTTTTATTTTCTTGGGGTGTTTTACGAACCCAGTTCTTTTCAGATAATCATCGTGGTCCCGGACATTATCGAAGATTGGTCTGCACTCTTTGTCCAGACGTATGTTCGGGAATAATTTCTCGTGTTCCGCCCGTTGGTCCGGGTTAATCGCCATAGCATCAGAATGTATCGGATTCCTATATTTACCACTTCTGCCTACTTTGAATTTAAGATTCCAGTATGTCTCATGGCTTTTACATCCGGGACAATCCGGTGCTCTGTCCTCTGCACTGCGGAATACACACCCACAATCTTTACAGTAACATTCTTTTTCTTTTATCATTATACTCCGTAATTAGCTGACTGACTATCAGCAGCTATCATCTGTGCATTCTGATTCTGTTCCTGTCCAGGAGTCATTATAGTCCTTTTCCCAGGGAACCCTTTATTCTGTGTTACACCGGCATTAGAATTCTCCGATGCCTTACCTGCGTTCTGTGGTCCCATAGACATGTATATCTGCATCTTCTGTTGGAACTCAGGGTCATCGAACAGGTCCAGGACCCATTCCCCTATCCCCATCTCTTTAGCGATACGGGTAAGATATGTCTGGAGATTAAATGGCATGCCCAGTTGCATAAGTATCATGGCTGTATTGGCTGCTGCTGGTAGTATATTAACACCAAAATCAGTAATTGCTTTTCTACGCATTGAAGGGTCCAATTTCGACATAGACTGGGCTACAATCTTGAATGTATATTCAAGGAAGTCACCTTGTCGTTGTTCCGGTGTTAAGAATAACTGCTTATATTCCCCTGCCGATACTCGTTTAGTCAGTGGCAAATTAATCAATGGGTCAGTATGAAGATACCAGGCAATACGTCTGTTTATCTCAGCCGTTTGGTCATATATGATACCTCTGGCATCCTCTATACTTACACTGGCATTTGCCTGTAGAATCTGGCTGCGAGTGGCCGTTTCTTTGCTACCCTTAGTACCCGGAGTCATGTTACCCGCTACCTGGTCAGGATTACCTGACATATAGTTATGCCACACCTGCAACTGTGCAAGCATCTGGATGTTCTCTTTGTTCTGTCCACCGTAGGAGAATACCTGGGCCGCTTTCGGGTCAGAAGAGGCTATAACATCCCCATCCTTAGCATCTATAATCTCCTGTGCGTCCTCTGCTGCTACGGGCATATAGAGTAGCAGGTCCTTTTGTCTATCCGCCTGGTCCATTGTCTTAGACATGACCCTGTTAGCCATTACATGCAGGTCATAGTGCATGGCTACTGGAGCTACCGGGAACGGATTCCCAGGAACGGGCGGTGTGAAGGACAGGAACACATAAGGTCCTTCTGCCGGACCGTAATAATCGGTAATGCCCACATAGTCCTCGAATGTAGCCTGTTCCGGGTCCGGGATAGTCACAATAGCCTCTGCCTGTGGAACCCAAAGTTCTACCACATCGACATTATCCTGAAGACTCATCATCTCGCTGTTTTGAGTATCCTGTTTTGTAATATCAGATACCTTATCCCTTTTGCGAGCCGTTAGTGATTTCGGTATCCGCATAACCAAATCATGATTGTAGATGTCAGTATCCAATAGATATTGTCTCGGAACTGCGGTCTTGTGACCCATGAAGTTAGCGTTTCTCACGTTGGTACACGATGGGTCAAGGACAAACGAATCCAGGTCAACCAATTGTGCATACACCTGGCCGGGGTCAATCAACAAGTCATCAATCTGTATCATCTCTCCCTTAGCCGCCAGTCCAACCTTTACGATACCCCAACCGAAGAACGCTGAAGTAATCCATGCTCGTAATATATCTTTCAATTTAATCTGCCTATCAACAGAATCAAGGCCCAAACTTAACAATTCAGCATACATCTTATGTACTATGTATTCGGTAACAACCTTATTCACAGGATTCTGCATAACGAGATTTGGGACGAATGTAGCTATAGAACGGAAAATCAGGTTGATTGGTTCGTCCCCGGTCAGACCTTTCTGCTGTCTATAGTATGAACCAACATATTCCTTGATAAACATAGCCGTAGCTGAACGGTAGTTCTTCATCCGCCTGAACCCCTGTTTAGCTGCTCTCTGTAATTTTGCTGGTGTAGTTGTTTCTGGCATTACATTCTCCCACTCGCATAATCAAATGCTTTTCGCCATGATTTATCTTTTTTCTTACCTGCTTTTTTTGCCTGCTGAAATCTATATCCAGTAGAGTTACGAGGGACTTTGTCCTCCTGTATCTTCATCTTTGGTAGTTCCTTGTCATCAAGCGTCAGGGCGTCAGCAATGACAATATCGCCATGTGTCGCTCTCGCAGATGAACTTTCCTCTACCATACATGCTGGACCAATCCCATCACCACTGTAGTGGATATACATTTTAGCTTCTTCGAGTCCTTCTCGTGAGTGGTTTATATAACCACCATGAGCCAACAACCTGTCATATAGTGACAGTAACTCGAATTTTGATTGTGGATTTGTGTGAAATCCATACGATTGTGTCTTCTTATCTGCTATAACCCCTGGTTTTGTATGCCTATAGAAATACGGATAGGCAATTTCCTTAACCATAATCCTACCAAAGTCCCAACCGGGGCCATTGCTCTCCCATTTTATGAATGGTAATCTATGTGGCTGACACCCGCCACACCATAGAGCCAGAGCCACGACAATACTTGGCATATCATAGGGCGGAGTATTTGCATCTTTCCATTCCGCTATTTTCTCTCCTGTCTCTTTACATTTAATGGATACGACTGTATTCGATGCTCCCTGTCCCTTACTTAAATCAATGCCAAACACATAACTCTTAGTCTGGTCGGGGCGGTCCAGGATTAGATTAGTCCACACCCGCAATTTACCAGTTCTGGCCCTTCTACAGATTATATTAGTGGTGTCCTTTTTCCGCAGTATGCTACCAATAGCCTCTTTAGCTATACCCCTTTTCAGTTCTATGTTCCAACGAGTTTTAGGTTCTCGTGCATGTAGAGCTATGTGCTTATCTATATTATGAATGCTGAAGAATATGTCACCAGATTCAATATCCTGCATTAAAACTTCACGTGCCAGTTCCTTCGGAGAACGTACCTTTTCCTCCTCATTGAACCAGGGAGAACGTATCTCGTACTTCCCTGTCTCTGTCTCCTCTATGTATCTACCCTTGCCCTTATCCGGGTGCTCCCAAAATGGAAGAACAGAGACTTTAATCTTTCCACTGTTTTTCCATCTGCTATACTCCGTACCTGGACCCGCAGGAGTGGAATTCACGATACGCACGTAAGAAGCATCTCTCGTAGCAGAACGCATCAGTTGGCCCTTTTCTACCTTAGCGAACTCATCAAGCAAAGTAATGAAACGCCTATCACCAGAAGCCGCATGCTGTGTGGTTGATTCACCATCTATGACACTACCATTCAAGACATTCGCCATGTGCATCTTAGTGCGGTTTTTCTCACCGTACAGACACTGTGGTGGTCGCATCCATGCGGGGAGCCAGTTGTTGATGTAGTCATGTTTCTGGAACAATGCCTTCATGTTACCCGCCTGGTCCACATAGGGTTCAGTACGGGACAGTTCCAGCAACTGTTTCTCAGGAATGAACAACCATATCCAATGAAGAAAATCAACACAGGCCCAACTTGCACCCATGTCACGAGATTTATCAATCAGAATATCTTCGCCGACTTTTATACATCTCTCAAAATCACTGAACAATTTATCCTGAATTTCCCATGTTATAAACGGATTGTGTGGATTCAGTGCATCTATTCTTTTCCCGGTCGTGGGGTCAACATCGAACTGATGATACGTCCACGCAAAGGTGTTAATCCAGAACAGTAAAGATTCCTTACAAGCCGCCATTAAATCATTCTGTAGAATAATATCGTTCTCTGCCCGTTGTAGAAGTTTAGACCGCCACACTATATTTTCCTGGCCGTGCTTCGGGACAATCAGACCAGTCTTAGGGTCTACCCATTTCTCTGGTATATCTGGAAATGGTTCCGACAGTATAGGTCTTGTTGTTTCTTCAACGGTTAGCAGTGTCATCACCCTTTAACAATGTTTTATAATATCTGTTCTCTCGCATAAGTGCGTCACGTTCAAATAGTACATACTTGATACAGGTTCGGAGATGTTGGTGGATTTCTTCGGTAGAATTTCTCTCATCCACTACAAAAGAACCAGGGTCATTTGTTAGATTAAGAAGTTCAATTAATTTCTCTTTTACCTTAAACATCGACTTTACCCGCATCTGCTATTCGTTTTTTGCCCTGTTCAGTAACCTTATCTGCTGTGGTACGTGGGTCCTTAGCCTCGTCCACTGTCGGGACCCTACCTTCGATTCTATCGAACAACAAACGCATCATTGATTTATCAGGTTTGTATTCTACCAATATTTCCTCGTTGCCCTTCGACTGCTTTTCTTCATAGCCAAGAGCCATCTTCCACATCTTACGGGCGAGGGCCTCGGCCTTACTCGCCATCTTGTCCTCACCATCATCGTCTTTTATGAACTCTGTCTGTTCCTCGGCGATAGAACGAAGGAATTGGGATAATAACTGCCCGGCCCTGGTCTTCGCACCACGTTTAGTTTCGGGTTTCTTCTTTGCCATTATCCTGCCCTTGCGTAAGTAACGAATCCTGCCGCACTTCCTATCTCAGTTACAAATATAATAGTTCGTGTCCCACCTTCACTAAACACTAAAACATATTTTCCGTTTGACGGAAAATTTATGTCAGAATAGTATATGCCAGTTTCTGCTGCCATCTCTTGAAACGATATTGAATCATCTACAACGACATTATCGCTACTATATAATTTCGCAGTTACAATTAAACCAGTATCAAAATTTATTGGTTGATACCATATTCGTTGTATGCCAGGTGCTGCCATATCAACCAATCATAGGCGGACTTTCGATAGCATCAATTTTGGTTTCAATAACAGTAAGTTGTGAATCCACACCACTAATTTTAGTATCAACAGTTGTCAACGCTGAATCAACATTAGTCAATGCCGAATCTATGGCAGTAACTTTAGCATCTGTAGCTACGAGTTGAGAATCAACGCCGGTAATCTTGGTATCTGTAGCTACGAGTTGGG